AACATCGCCGAAGCACAAGGTGTCCGACGTATCCACCACTGCGACGTTCGGCTTGTAGCCGAGATTGTGCGTGATCGACCATGTCGTAGCGGGAGATGACTGGTCATGGGTGTATTTCGACTTGTTGCGGACCTCTTCGATAGCGGACTGCACCGTCGTTGATGTGAGCCCGCTACCAGCCGTAAACGAGATACCAGTTGCGGAGGTGCTGGCGCTGTCGACGTAGGCCTGAGTGGCATACGAGTAGGTGATGATCGGTGTAACAGCGGGTGTTATGTCAGCGAGGTCCAGCGTCGCCCCATTAGAGGCGCTGGGGACCTCAATGCTGTACTTGTTCTGCCCCGCCCCGTTGATGTTCTCCGTAACCTCATAGGTCACACCTGTGGGCTGGGTCGTCGAATCGTCAGTAGCGGTGAGGTTCACACTGATCGAACCCGACCCGTTCAAAGTCCCGGTACTCAACGTCGGAGCAATGATCTGGTTGTTCGACGAATCCTGCATAGTCGTCGAAGCGATAAACGTCACGTTCCCCGTCGCTGGAGTTGAGTTGTCCGCCTGTAGAAACGTGCCAGTTACGGCGATAGTGGTGAAAGCCATTAGTTCGAGTGGTAAATATCGACGGACAAGGAATGCTGGCAGATGTTCTCATCAGGGAGAGTGGTCCGCTGGACATCTTGAACAGTACACCCGAAGATCGCCTTGTCGGCCCCGACCAGATCGGCACCGTCAACGGCTGCTAACAGGGATTCAACGAGAGCCGTGTCCTCAGCGTCAAGCAACTGCCAAAGATCCACTGAGACGTTTCTAACCCGAGCCTTCACAACACCGTCCCCGAAAAACATCGGGAGACGGTAAACGTCGTCGTCGAACGTAACGAACGGGTACGTCTCCGAGTCGGGGGCGACGTTCCGGTACACCTTCGTTGTGATGTTCGCGATGTTCGCTGCCGTGATGACAGTACGGAGTGCTGAAGCGACGCTAGCCATTAGCGACCTGCCGCTACGTCACGAGCGAATGTCGTGGCGGGGTTAGCCAACATCAGTGCTTTCGCCGCCCTTCGCTCTGCCGCTATAAAATTGTCTGGCTTCCCGTACCGGATCGCGTGGTAAATCCCTCTTATGCCCATTCCCTCACCCGGTGTGGCCCACTGCCTATGCACTGGTAGCCATGCTGGGCGGGGCGCCCTCTCTTTCTTCTTACCGGTGCCTCTCTGCCCCTTCTCCAAGTACTCGGCGTATTCAACCTTCGTAAAAATAGAGACCTCGGTCTTCCCAAAGCCCTTGACAAACCGACCTGTCGTCGAAGACCGACCGGGTTTGCGAGAAACAGAAAACTGCACACTGTCGTGAAGACGCCCAGTTCGTCTCGCTGGCGGCTGACCCGGGGCAGATGACCTGTGCGGTTCACCGAACCGCTTGTCGCTCTTTCCGGTACCCGGCGTTCTGTACTGCTTTTGGACTTGCGCCCTGTACTTTGTGCCGATCTCTATGGCGCTTCCTCGCAGGCCCATTCCCCCAGCGTTGAAGACCCGTAGGGCGTTAGCCATGATCGCCTGTGTAAGTTGCTGACCACCCATCCCGAATGTGTGTATGGCCGCGCCCATCAGGCTCTTGCCCCCGAGAGGAACAACCGCGTATGTGACGGGGTGTGCTGGATGGCTTCAACGTCGTAGGTGCCGTTCAAGTGTGAATCCTGACCAGCGACGACGATCTGGTGGGCGTCGGTGACAGTGGTGCCGGTCGGCACCCACGCGACGGCTTGCGGCTGGTAGGAAGCCTTGCCGGTGGCCGCGTCTAGGTCACCGACGTTGGTGATCGCGATGCGGCCTTTCACGGTGGCGTCAGAGTCGGAGTAGGAGACCTGCCCCTCGGCGTTAACGGTTGGTGTGCGTGTACGCACGGTCAGGGTATGAGATCCTCCGCGCATTAGTACACACCCCTACGCCTGTACCTTCTGACCCATTTCAGGTCTTCATCGGTAAACCCAGCCATCCCCTTGTTGGCAAAGGTCATTTCGACCCCCTCAGCCCGGAACCTTTCAAGACCCTGAGCATCTGCAAGAATCTGCGACATCTCACGCACCGTTACGCGCAGCATCAAAGCCTCAAGTTGCTGCTGGTCAGACGACGACATCCCCGCCGTGTACGACACCAAAGCACTCGTACCCGTTGTCGTAGCGAAGATCCCGTCGATCCCCCACGGCCAGATGTCGAAATCGGTGACGGTCTGCGCTACTTCTGAACCTAGATCGCCGATACTGAGAGCAGTCACAGAAAGCACCGGGTATTCCTTCAAGAAGATCTGGTGCTGGCCTCGGCGTAGGATGTGCTTCTCGTCGGTGATGGCGGCACCAGCCAAAGAGCGACCGAGGATGCGCGACAACTCCCGCTCCAATGCACCGATCATGGTGTTGGCGGCGGCTTGCTCACCCGCTGTGAACGTGCGGTTCATGTAGGTGGCGAGATCTTGATAAGTGATGATCGCCATAGGCCAAGCCTACGCTCTCCAAGGATCTCAGTCGATTAGGCTTCGCCTGCCTCAAGCATGCGTTTTGCCCGCAGCATCAGCAAACGCTCTCGGGTGGATTTACCACCCCAAATGCCGTACCGCTCATTGTTGCCGAGGGCGTACTCTAAGCATTCTTGCACGACCGGGCACCCACCGCACATCGCCTTGGCAGCCCGCAACGCTTCCGTGTCGCCGGGAGAGGGAAAGAAGATCGCTGCGTCAGGGGCGGTACGACAAGCGCCATCTAATTGCCAATCAGGGCGTTCAACGGCGAGAATCTTCTCAGGATTATCCCAACCTGCGGATTCCGCCTTTTGGGTGTAAGAGTCGTCACTCCAACGCATCCATCAATAGTGACAGGCGCTCCGCGTGTAACTCAGCGTTCCGCAGGTATGTGCGTTATGCGTGGCCGGGGGAAACGTCCTTATCCCAAACCATCCCGCAACCTTTGCATTGCATCCAATCGACAACCCGCCCGTTTGTATGGGTAGTTGTTTTGCCGATTCTCTTCCAGTTGTGTGGCTTAAAGGTGTGGGAACACACTCCTTCGCCTGACCCAAAGTGGGCCAACATCATGGAGATTCCCAAATATGATCCAGCCCAGCGATCATCCCGTCGGAGCGGAGATAATCGACAGCAGCGGACATCGGGAAATGGCGGCGACCCGGTGTGTTGGGGGGGTACCGCTCTTCAAGGAGACGGACTGTCATTTCGAAGGGCCAGCCATCCCATTCGGCGTCGTAAAGGTCATAGGATGGATCCCATGCCGTCACAACCCCGCTGCCACCATCACTGCTGCTGTCGACGCCCGGTATGGGATCGTTGTCAGGCGGTGGAGGAGGTTGGTCATAGGCCACGACTGTGGTCGTCGTACTCGTGGTACTCGTCGTACTCGTGGTACTCGTCGTACTGCTGCTGCTGTGGCTCTCGGCCTCAGGGGTAGATCTGGTTCCAACCGTGTGAGTCGGCGGATGAGGCAGCGGCAGGATGGGCGCCGCCTGCCAGACGCCGGTCATCCCCAACCGGCATTGGTGCCTCCAGTTTGTGTAGGCACCCGGTCGTTCGGCCCACCATGGGTCATCGAACCGGAGCATTTCACCAGACTGGTAGTCGATGAACCAGACCCGCTCATCTAGCGGCCGAGTGTCCTCTGGATCGCACGGCGCGTACACCATGTCGTGATCGGCGATAGCCGGTGTCGCCGCTAGGACCGCCCCAACTATCGCAGCCGCTACAAGTGCTTTCTTCATAGTTCTCCCCAACAGGCTTTGCTTGGATTCCAGTGGTGCTTCCCACTGGAGTAGAACAACCACGCTGCGACTCCGACGTTGGCCCGCCCGTTGAACGGGTCGTAGTCCTTGAAGCCTGCTTTCTCGGAGCGCTCAACCCAGTATTTGGCTAGGTGCTGGAACCAGCCGACAGCCAAAGCGCTGGACACTTGGGTAGACCCGATGTGGTGGGTCTGCCCGCTTGATTCGCAGAACGCGATCTGGCGGGCCAACGCACGGTCCTCGGGCTTGAAGTATTCGTTGATGAGCGCCCCAAGTGTTGGCAGTTCGTAGTGACCGTCTCCCGGCAAGCAACCGTGGGAACACGGCGTGGGGGTTTGACCGATCTCAGGGTAGAAGATGTAGACCGCAGCAGTCGGGCCGCCGAGTGCTTCGATGTGGGCCTTGCGTGTCTTAGGCCCGTAGACACCGTCAACGGATCGCATCCCCAATTTCTCTTGGAGGGTGACCACTCGGGGACTGCGTTCGTAATACCGATACTGAGTGTCAATTACGACTGGGGCTTCTGGCGCAATCGTCGTGCTGGTCGTAGTTGCCCCCGCCGGGGACGCAATGTGGGGCATTGTGATGACCGGCGGAGGCAGATCGATTGTAACGGGGCGCGCTGATAGAACTACCCGTTTAGGGACGGAGTAGGAGCGCTGGAGACGGTGAACCTCTGAGTAAGTCGACGGCGCTTTGTCAGCGCCGATGGATGGGGCGAACCCCAAGATCAGAGCAGTACCGATTAGTCCAATACTAAGGCGCGTAGCCCAGTTAGTCGTAGTCACGGATCCCACGCCTTCCTGTTGCTTCGTGTCAGGCCGAGTGATGTTGCTTCGGCGGGATGTAGGTGTTTCCAGTCATGGTGCATGCGGCAGAGTGCTTGGCAGTTGTCGACGTCCAGCCAATCTCCACCTCGTCCCCTTGGTGTGATTTCGTCTACGTCAAGCGGACCATCACACTCTATCTCTGGTACGAGGTGTTTAGCAACACATTTGTACGCATCACGTTCGAGGACTTCCTCGCGGACGCGCTTACGGAGGCCGAGAATCGCCCTTCGTTTACTGCTCATGGGGTTCAGGCGCCCACCCCTCTTAAGCGGGGTGCGCCTTTCGGGAGGCCCCGAGCGCTTCACAGATACACTGATTCGGTGGGGTTCATTGTCTTCTTAGTCCTGACCTTCCTAGCCTTCACAGCGCTCTCGGCGATAGTGATGACATTGAGATTTAGGTTGAGGATCCAACAGGCCGTAAAGGCCGCTGACCAAACGCTTACACGCGACAGTCAGAAGGGGAAAGAGGGTTAGTGAGCCCTCTTATGCGCCGACGCTGACAGAACGCTTCGTTCCGTAGCACCAACCACTTTCGACTCCAGCACCGGAATGCCAGAAGCCGACTCAATCGGCAGAACGCCGAACTTCTTGGCAACCGCGGGCGTTACTCGCTCACCCTTGCGCGCCAAGAGAAACTTCGATCCGTCCTTCGCTTCCTCGTAGAGGTCACGATCAAGGACGACGGTCTTACGGGTGTCTTCCATGAAGGAAGAATACCACAAGAACCCCAAAACGCGTTAGGGGCCGGACCCCGAAGGATCCGGCCCTTAACGGTACTACTTAGTGCCGGACTAGATGCCCGTCACGATGCAGAAGGACTCGGGCCGCTTCACAGCGAGAGCAATCCGCTCCTCGGCGAGGATCGCAATGGCGTTCCTCACGAAGAAGTCAGAGTGGTTCTCGGAGATGCGAATGTTGCCTTCCATGCGGTCGTAGAGCGTCGCACCGATACCGAAGGAGCCGACAAGAGCGGTTCCTACAGTGATCGCAGCGGACTCAACAACCGGAAGACGCCAAATGCGTGCCTCGGGACCAAGGGCAATCGAAGCAGTGAGCATGTGACGGT